ACCACGTTCTCAGGGCCGGTCCGTTCACAGAACGGCTTCCAGTCCATCAGCATCAACGGCACGTCTGGCGCGGTTACCGTAGACGCCACCTTTGGCGCAACCACCAGCGTAACTAACCTGACAACCACCAATCTGGTTTTTACGGATCAGAACCACCCTACGACCGCAGCAATCAACGCTACGGCCACAGCCACTGCTGCTGAAGTTGCAACTGGCTACATCACCTCTACTTCAGCCGCCGCTACGGCTATTACCTTGCCCACCGGCACGTTGCTCGGTGCTGCTATCGGTGCTGTCAAAGGCACGGTTATGGACTTGTATGTTGATAACACTGGCGGCGCAAGCACAGTGACGATGGTTGTTGCAGTTAACGGTGTTCTGTCTACCGCCGCAGTGGACTCAGCTGGCAGCTTTGGTGACTTGACTGTTGCCGCTGGTGCTACTGGCCTTGCTCGTTTCACCATCATGTTCTCAAGTGCGACAGCCTACGTGTTTACGCGCACTGCTTAATAGGAGCCTTACATGGCTATGCAAACAGACGTCTTAGCCAGCAAAGTTGCTACGACCGCTAGCGATTTATTGGATCAAAATAGCCTTGTTATTGGCCGTGCTCGTGTAAAAGCGATTTATATCGTTCCTGATACGGGCGCGGGTACGGTGACGTTTCGTGACGGCGGTGCAAGCGGCCCGGTCAAAATCGTATTAAACACCAAAGCAAGTTCTACTTCAGCGGATTACACCCTGCTGCCGGGCGAAGGCTTGCTCTTCCAGACAAGTATCTACATCGTCCCATCAGCCGTAGTTTCGACATTGGTTGTTTATGGCTAAGTCCCCTGCTTGGCAGCGCAAGGAAGGGAAAAATCCGGCTGGCGGACTCAACGCCAAGGGCAGAGCTTCGTATAACGCAGCCAACCCCGGTAAGCCGGGTCTTAAACGTCCCCAGCCTGAAGGCGGCTCTCGTAAGAAATCGTTCTGTGCCCGGATGTCTGGGATGAAGCGCAAGCTCACGAGCGCCAAGACGGCTAACGACCCTGATAGCCGGATCAACAAGTCGCTTCGTGCGTGGAAGTGCTGACATGCCGAGCAAATCCAAAGCACAGGCTAATCTGATGCGGGCTGCTGCTCATAACCCAGCCTTTGCTAAAAAAGTTGGGGTCCCGGCTAAAGTGGCGAAGGAATTCACCAAGGCCGATAAAGGCCATAAATTCAGGAGTAAATCGAAATGAAAGAGTCCAAGGCGATGATGAAGAAGGAAGTGTCGTTCATGAAGAAGAAGGGCGCTCCGAAGTCGATGCTCAAGCACGAGATGGCTGAGATGCGCGGCATGAAGAAGGGCATGAATATGGGCGGTATGGCCTATTCTAAGGGCGGTTCCGCTTCGAGCCGTGCTGATGGCGTTGCTCGCAAGGGCAAGACCAAGGGTAAGATGGTCTGATGGCAAGCGCAAAAAAACTTCCCAACGAGGCGATGCCTCCGCCGGATAGTGAAGACCGCCGGGAGTTCTTGAAGGCGCAGGAAAAGATGCAGCGTGAGCAAGAGGCCGCTGCTGCTGAGCGCCGTCGTAAGGCTGCGGCTCGTGGTGCTGCTTCGTCTGATGCGAAGTTTGAACAGGCCGCTGAGGATGAGAAGCGGGTAATAGAAGATAAGCAGACGAGAGACGCTTATGAGCGTACGAAGGTTAAACCGTTTCGTAAGGGCGGTATGCCTGACTTGACCGGCGACGGTAAGGTGACCCGCGCTGACGTTCTCAAGGGGCGTGGCGTGTTCAAGCATGGCGGCAAAGTTAAGAAGTACGCTTCCGGCGGCTCCGTCTCCTCGGCTTCTAAGCGTGCCGATGGCTGCGCCGTCAAGGGCAAGACTAAGGGAAGATTTGTCTGATGATGCCGTCGCGTGGTATGGGTGCTATGTCTCCTAGCAAGATCCCCCGTGCCAAGCGTCGTGGGGACAACAAGCCCGTGATTGGTACGGGCGAGCCAATTCGGTACGCCGAGGGTGGCAAGGTAAAGAGCAAGGTCAACGCAGCCGGGAACTACACTAAGCCGGGTATGCGTGAGAGCATGTTCAAGTCGATAAAGTCTCGGGCTGTGCAGGGTACTGGCGCAGGGCAGTGGAGCGCGAGGAAGGCGCAGTTGCTTGCCAAGAACTATAAGGCCAAGGGCGGGGGATACCGCGATTGAAAGCCCCACAGCAGTCCCTCAAAGCTTGGGGCGATCAAAAATGGAGAACGAAAAGTGGTAAACGATCTTCTGACACGGGTGAGAGATATCTACCAGAAGCTGCGATCAAGGCTCTCAGCCCTGCTGAGTACGCCCGAACTTCTGCCGCCAAGCGAAAAGGCAAGGCCCAAGGCAAGCAGTTCGTCGCGCAGCCCAAAGGCATTGCTGCTAAAACGCGCAGCTACCGCCAAAAAGGCAAATAAGGGGACAAAGTAAATATGGAAACCGTAGAGCTTCTAATCAAGGCGTGGCCTATCTTCTTAGGGTTCATTACCTTGGTTGTACTGCTTGCTAAGATGGATGGCCGTCTTGCCACGGTCGAAGAGAAGATCAAGACCTTGTTTGAGTTAATCAACAAGAAGATGGGACGGTAATGGTTGATAAGACTACAGCTACGACCGATTTCAACCTCGACCTCAATACGATCATCGAAGAGGCTTATGAGCGTTGCGGTTCCGAACTGCGTACGGGCTACGATTTCCGTACGTCGAAGCGTAGTCTTGGCTTGCTTTTGATGGACTGGGCGAACCGAGGCATCAACCTCTGGACGCTTGAGACGGGCACGCAGACCCTGTCTTACAACGTTGGGACCTATAACCTCGCTGTCGATACGGTGGACCTGCTTGACCATGTGATCCGTACTGGGTCGGGCACAAACCAGCAAGACATCAACATCTCACGCATCTCTTCTTCAACCTACCTGTCCATTCCTAACAAGAACGCGACGGGTCGCCCCATCCAGATTTGGATCAACCGGCGCACAGGCGCAACGGGCGCTGATAGCGTCGTGGTCCATCCTCAGTTTAATGTATGGCCCCTTCCCGATAACACGACGACGTATACGCTGGTCTACACTCGGCTCGTGCGTATGTTCGACCCCGGTACGGGCGTGAACGGTCAGGACATCCCGTTCCGCTTTATGCCCTGCCTTGTGGCTGGGCTGGCCTATATGCTCTCGATGAAGATTCCGGGGGCTGAGTCCCGCATGGCGGTCCTGAAGGCTCAGTACGACGAAGCGTGGGATCTGGCTGCGGGCGAGGATCGTGAGAAGGCGGCGGTGCGGTTTGTGCCCCGCCAGAGTTTTGTAGGCGGCTACTGATGCCTAATCGGTTTGCAAGTGGCAAACATGCTATCGCGGAGTGCGACCGGTGCGGGTTTCGGTACAAGTTAAGGGACCTCAAGCCGCTTGTTATCAAGACCAAGAACGTGAACATCTTGGTCTGTCCGGAGTGCTGGGAACCTGATCAGCAGCAGTTGTCGCTTGGGCTGTACCCAGTCGATGATCCGCAGGCGCTTAGGAACCCTCGCCCTGACCTGTCTTACTTCGAGGAAGGCAATAACGGCGCAGGTGGTAGTAGAATGATCCAGTGGGGATGGAACCCGGTAGGCGGGGCAAGTTCGTTTGATGTGGCGTTGACCCCCAACACTTTGGCTCCGGCTGGTCAGGTCGGGTCTGTAACGGTCGTAACGACTTAGGAGATTGAGATGAAGAACGGTATGCGTAAGATCGCAAAGGAAGAAGTTGGCAGGCACGAGAGTGCTATGCATGGTACGAAGAAGATGCGTGCTGGTGGCAAGACCAACAGCGACATGAAGAAGTATGGTCGTGGCATGGCTAAGGTCATGAATCAGCGCAGTCCCGTGCGCGGCTCATCTGGCCCGAGGTAAGTGACATGAAGGACATGAGCAAGATCAAGCCGAACACTGACTCGACGGGTCGCAATGGCTATCCTGAAAAGGATGTGAACAAGGGCGTCACCCACATGAAGATGAAAGGTGCCGGTGCCGCAACGAAGGGTACTAAGTTTGTCTCGCAGATCAACTTGGACTACAACGGTAAGATTCGGGCAGGCTTTTCTTCGTAACAATGAACTACGCTCAGCTATCTACACTGATTCAGGATTACTGTGAGTCCACGGAGCAGAGCTTCGTGGCTAATATCCCAACGTTTGTGCAGTTGGCTGAGGAGCGCATCTACAATTCTGTGCAGATCCCCGCAATTCGTAAGAACGCCACGGGCACGATGACGCAGAATTTTCAGTACTTTTCGTTGCCTTCTGACTGGCTATCAACGTTCTCCTTGGCGGTCATCGACCCGACTACGGGCGAGTACGAGTACCTGCTAAACAAGGACGTGAACTACATCCGGGCTGCGTATCCACCGCCTAACAGCACGGGCAAGCCTGCGTACTACGCCATTTTTAATAATGCGACTATGTTGTTGGGGCCGACTCCGAACGCTAACTACACAGCAGAACTGCATTACTATTATTACCCTACTTCTATCGTTTCATCTTCAACTTCTTGGCTGGGCGATAACTTTGAGACGGTACTGCTCTACGGTTCGCTCCGTGAGGCGTACACCTACCTCAAGGGTGAGGGTGATATGATGCAGAACTACGAGGCCAAGTATCAGGAAGCCCTCGGGCTTCTCAAGCGTCTGGGCGATGGTCTAGACCGTCAGGATGCGTATCGTTCTGGTCAGGTTCGGGTACAGGTGACTTGATGGACGGGCACATGGAACTTGGTCAGGTCTTTGTCCAGACGACGGAGAACCGGGGCTATACCCCGGAAGAGATTGCTGAACGGGCAACAACCCGCATCCTTCGTATACAGACGAAGGAAGAACTGAACCGGGTACTTGTGAAGTACCTGCAAGAAGCGCAGGAGTCCGAGCGGATGAATGTGCGACGGTATTTAAACGAAAACGGTTTTAGTGACGCGGCTTCGCGTTTAGGAGATTGAGATGGCTATCACTCAGGCTATGACGACTTCCTTCAAGACTGAAATCTTGACGGCAACACACAACTTTGGTACCGCGCCTGTCCGTGGCTCGGGCGCTGCGGATGTCTTTAAGATCGCGCTCTTCACCTCATCGGCCACGCTTGATGCTTCGACCACGGCGTATACGACTTCCAACGAAGTCTCCTCGTCTGGCACGAACTACACGGCGGGGGGTTTGACGCTTACGATTACGCAGGTCCCGACCTTCACGAGTACGACCGCGTGGCTTGACTTCGACGATGTCACTTTTAGTAGCGCGACCATCACCTCAAACGGTGCGTTGATCTACAACGTGACTCAGTCGAACAAGGCTGTTGCAGTGTTGGCGTTCGGCGGGGATAAGACTTCGACGGCGGGCAATTTCACCATCCAGTTCCCGGCTGCGACCTCGACGACTGCAATCCTTCGTATCGCCTAATTAAGTTAGGCAAAGGACCGTGGCAGGCGTCATAGTCGCCTTTGACGGTTGGAACGCTTCCGGCGTAGGCTGGGGCGAACAAGGCTGGGGCGAAGGTGTTGGTAATCTTACCGCGACAGGTTTTGTCGGCACGGTAAGCGTTGCTGCGTCTACGCTCATCCCAGTCACCGGGGTCTCGGCTTCAGGTGCCGTAGGGACGGTCGTAGTCTCTGGTATCGCCAATGTCGTCCTGAACGGCGTTGAGGCTACGGGTCAGACGGGTACTGTCTTTGTCGTCACAGACCAAGTCATCTCGGTTACCGGGGTCTTAGCTTCAGGTGCTGTAGGGACGGTCACGGTGGCGGCAAGCGGTACGGCGCTTGTCTCAGGGGTTGAGGCCACGGGTCAGACGGGTACCGTCTCTGTTGTTACAGACCAAGTTCTTGCTGTTACCGGCGTTGTCGGGACAGGGCAGCTTGGTACCGCTACGGTCGCAGCGACGGCTACGGTAGTTGTCTCAGGGGTCTCGGCCACTGGGGCGGTAGGAACTGTAGTTGCTGCAGCGGCTGCTGTAGCGGCTGTGACGGGCGTTGTGGCTACGGGAGCGGTGGGGACAGTATCTGTCGTCACGGACCAAATCCTCTCGGTCACGGGCGTACAGGGCACCACGGCGCTCGGCACGGTCAATGTCCTGCTTGAAATAACGGTGCTTGTCACGGGGGTCTCGGCCACTGGGGCGGTAGGAAGTGTCTCTGTATCTACAGGGGCAAATGTTGTAGTCTCTGGGGTGTCGGCTACCGGGGCGGTTGGCTCCGTCAATGTCTGGGGAATCATCAACACCAACCAAAACCCGAATTGGACGGGAATAGGAACAACACAAAGTCCGAGTTGGACAGGAATTAATACGTCGCAAAACCCAAACTGGGCACAAATCGCGGCGTGAGGTAATTAGATATGAGTAGTACTTACAGCACTAACCTTGCTTTGGAATTGATCGGCACTGGAGATCAGGCTGGTACTTGGGGCAATACGACCAACACCAACCTTGGTACCTTGCTTGAGCAGGCCATCTCTGGTTATGTCACGCAGGCGGTTGCGACTGGCACTGACACCACGATCACCATACCGAACGGCTCTTCGGGCGTTGCCCGGAACATGTACATCGAGTTGACCGGGACTGGCGGTGCAAGCACCAACCTGATCGTTCCTGCCAACAAGAAACTCTACTTCATCTTCAACAACTCGACCGGCGCTGTAACGGTAAAGGTATCGGGTCAGACGGGTGTATCGGTACCGACTGGCAAGAAGATGGTGCTTGTCTCAAACGGCACGGATATCGTCAACGGTATCAACTACATCGCTGATTTCGCTTCTAACTCTGCGACCATCACGCACCTGTCAGCGACCTCTGCCACGATCACGAACCTTACGCTGACGAGCCTTGTCATCAGCAACCTGAGCATTGCTTCAGCCAACATCACTACGCTGACCTCGGCATCGGCCACGATCACCAATCTCCTTGCGACTTCCCTCGCTGTCTCCAGCATAGCCACCTTCGCTGCCGGTTCTGCAGCAGCCCCGTCTATCACCACGACCGGCGATACCAACACCGGCATCTTCTTCCCCGCTGCGGACACGATTGCCTTCACCGAGGGCGGCGTTGAGGCTGGACGGTTTGATAGTTCTGGCAATTTTAACATTGGCACGACAACTGTTCCCGGCTCAAACGGCGGTGGTATTGCTATCTTT